CAATCGGAACTTACGCAGAACTTAAAACGGCGATTGCGAACTTCTTAGCTCGTGATGATTTGACTGACCGTATCCCTGAGTTTATCTCTCTTGCAGAGGCGCGTATGAGCCGCGAACTTGGTACACGCTCCCAAACAAAACGAGCCAATGCAACCCTTTCTGCCGGTGACGCATTTGTTTCTCTGCCGACTGATATGCGTTCCATTCGCTCCGTCAAGCTAAACACAACACCGACTGAGGTGCTTGAGTATTACACACCTATGGCGCTTGACAGCCACTACACATCTAATGCAACAGGCAAGCCTCGCGCCTACACAATCTTTGGTAGCGAAATTAAGTTTGCACCTACACCTGATAGCGCCTACACGGCAGAGCTTATTTACGGTGAGGGTGTTGATGGGCTGTCTGACAGTAACACTAGCAATACAATCTTAACTCGTCATCCTGACGCATATCTATATGGCTCTTTGGGCGCTGCTGGTGTATATTTGATGGATGACCAGAAAACTGCTTTGTATGAGCAGTTGTTTACACGCGCAATTACAGAGATTAAACGTGAAGAAGCTGAGGGTCAGTTTGCTGGCTCTGCTCTTCAAATGAAATCTGATTACGGAGAATAGACATGAGCGCAATGAGCGATTACTTGGAAGATGCCTTCCTTGACCACTTCTTAGGCACAAGCAGCACCTCTGCTCCTGCCGCTGTTTATATTGGGCTGCACACTGCTGACCCGACTGATGCTGGCACCGGCGCTGAAGTAAGCGGCAACGGCTACGCGCGTCAGGCTATGGCGTTTGGTGCGTCGTCATCCGGCACTGCCTCTAATAGCGGTGCTGTTGAGTTCCCTGCTGCCTCTGGCGGTAACTGGGGTACGATTACGCACATCGGTATTTACGATGCTTCGTCCTCTGGCAACCTGCTGTTCCACGCAGCATTGACGGCTTCTAAGACAATCAATGATGGTGACATCTTTAAGGTAGCAGCTTCAGGCGTTGACATTACGGCGGCCTAGTCATGGCTGACATCGTAGGGCCAACACTTGAGCAGTTAGATAACTGGGGCGACTTAGACAGTCTCCCCTATTCGCTAGATAGTTCTATCTGGCTGACTGCCGCTCTGCGTGAGGGTGAATCCACCCCATCCACATCTGCATCTGTAGCCGCTGTTGGCTTTGGTATTTTTGAGGGTGCTGCCGCAGCATCTACAGCATCTACCGTAACTTCTGAAGGCGTACGCATACGGCTTGGCGCGAGTAACATAAATGTTACCAGCACTGTTGCTGCTGATGGTATTCGTATCCAGTTTGGTGCGTCTGCACTTGCTGGGCCGTCTACAATGTCAGCAGAGGGTGTGCGTATTGTTGTTGGTGCCGCTCAACCATCTGCGACTGCTACAGCAACAGCAGAAGCTATTAGGGTTGTCATTGGTGCATCTTCACTGTCTGCAAATGTCTCCGTATCTGCTGACGGTATTCGCATCCAGCTTGGCGCGTCCTCTATCTCTTCTTCTGCAAGTGTTAGTTCTGCTGGGATCCGTGTGCGGGTTGGTGATAGCTCTGCATCTACTTCTGCGTCAGTCAATGCAGAAGGTGGCCTACTTGCAACCGCTACAGCCAGCCTGCAAGCCTTTGCCACCATCCCAGATGTTACCGCTAACTTTGAGGTATTAGGGACTGCTAACCCGCAGCCCATCGCCACAGTAGCCGTAGAGGCTGAAAAACTAGGCGAATTGTGGGGTATTATTGCGCCGGAAGGTGAGGTATGGTCTGAGGTAGCAGATGAAGGTGAAAGCTGGACTGAGGTGCCTGCCGGAGGTGAAAGCTGGACACCGATTACTGCCGGTTCTGAGACTTGGACAAACGTGTCTGCTGGAAATGAAAGCTGGAGTTCGCAATGATTAGCTTTGGGGAATTTTTACCTGACCAATCAGATTTTGGTAATGCGGGTGTTACAGTAGCCAACAACGTCATTCCTGCGGCTGCTGGCTATGAGAGTATGCAAAGCATTTCTCCTATTAGTGGCGTCGCTGATGAGGTGATTGTCGGTATGTTTGCTGCTGCTGATGATGATGGCAATGTTGGTCTGTATGCTGCTGATCGCACAAAGATTTACAAGTTTGATACGACTGATGGTTCGCTTGATAATGTTAGCAAGTCTGGAAATTACAGCACTGGCGCAGAAGACCGCCCTCGCTTTGTTCAGTTTGGCGAAGCTGTGATTAGCACAAACTTTGCCGACCCCATTCAAACAGCTACTGCTGCTGGCGCTGGGTTATTTGCTGACCTTTCTGCTGATGCGCCAAAGGCCAAGTATCTTGCTGTTGTGCGTGACTTTGTAATGACCGGCTTTACGCATGACTCAACAGACGGCAACAAGCCCTATCGTGTACGCTGGTCTGCGCTGGGTGATTACACAAGCTGGGCTGTGTCTCCTACAACCCAAGCTGACTTCCAAGACATCCAAGATATGGGTGATGTGACTGGACTTGTCGGCGGTGAATATGCCACTATTCTTATGGAGAAGGGCATTGTACGCGGTAGCTACATCGGTGCGCCACTGATATTCCAGTTCGATAAGGTGGAAACGGTGCGTGGTTGTAAGGTTGCTGGCAGCGTTTGTAATGTTGGTCACAGTGTCTTCTATCTGGCTGATGACGGCTTCTATATGTTTGATGGTGAGCGTTCTCGCGCCATCGGTGCAGAAAAGGTAAACCGTTTCTTCTTGGAAGACTGGGACGGTGCATATGCTAAGAATATGACAGCCTCTGCTGACCCGCTCCGCCAGATTATTGTTTGGTCTTATGCAAGTACGGCGGCTACGAATGGTTCACCTGACAAACTTATTATCTATAACTATGCGCTTGATAAGTGGAGTACCGCGTCTGTTGCTGTGGATATGGTTGCACCTATTTATACCGCTGGCTACACTCTTGAAGCTCTTGATGCTGCTTTTGGTAATCTTGACGTTCTACCTGCTTCTCTCGATGGTGCTGTCTATCGCGGCGGCGAGTTTCTATTTGCCGCTTCTAAAGACAAAAAAATCCAAACCTTCACAGGAAGTACATTGAGCGCAACAGTAGAGACTGCTGAGTTTGAGGTTCGCACAGGCTCTCACTCGCTGCTAAACAATGTCATTCCATATGTTACCTTGCGTGAAAACTCTACTGGCACAGTGACGGCACAGGTTGCATCGCGCAATCGTCAGATTGATACATTTACGTTTGGCAGCGCATCTACCCTAAACAATGACAACTTCTGCCCCGTACGCTCTAACGGACGCTACCATCGGGTGCGTTTGAACTTGAGCGGTGAGTGGAAGAAGGCGCAGGGCATTGACGTTGATGCCAACACGATAGGACGCAGGTAATGGCTAACCAATACCGCAGACTTCCGAATATGGGTGGTACGCCTCGTGAGGTCGCGGAGGTGGTCAACAACCTTGTAGAGGGTAAGATAAACTCTACTGGTGCGTTTCAGTTGACTGCAAGCTCTACGACAACAACGGTTAGTGATTTGCGTGTAAATCCTAACAGCGTGATTCTTTGGACACCCAAGTCATCTAACGCAGCCCAAGAGCTATCTCATCTCTATCTTAGCAGCGTAGGCAAGCAAACCTTTACACTTACACATCGCAGTAACTCAAATACGAGTGATATTCTTTTTCATTATGCTGTTCTAGGATAGCGTTTACAAACGGTGGATAACCGTATAAATTAAGGCCAGAGGTAAATAAAATGGCAGACGGAACTACAGAAACAGTAACCCAGACAGAATTTGGTGGCGAGTTTGGTCAACCCTTCTTGCAGTATGGTATGTCTGAGGCATTGCGCCAGTATCAACAAGGCGCTCCGCAGTTTTATCAAGGGCAGACTTACGCTGGTTTTGCACCACAGACAGAACAGGCGCTGCGCGCACAGGAGCAACGCGCTGTAGCTGGTAGCCCACTGACACAACAAGCGCAATCGACTGTTGGTTCGTTTCTTGGCAGCACTGGAGCGGAGGGTCAGTATGTACCGCCTGCACAGTCTGGTTTGCTTACTGGTGCTATCCAACGTGCGCTAGACCCCGTACAAGCCCGTGTGCAGAGCCAACTGGCTCAACGTGGTCGCTTGGGTTCTGGTGCTGCTGCTGACGTTACAGCCCGTGCATTGGGTGATGTAGCTGCTGATGTCGCCTATCGTGACTTTGCTACGCAGCGCGGTCTTGGCCTGCAAGCTGCACAGATGGCCCCAGCTATGGCTGCTGCTGACTATTCTGACATTGCTCGCCTGCAACAGGTCGGTGCTGCTCGTGAAGCCCAAGAGCAACGTGGCATCCAAGAGGCTATCCAGCGCTATCAGTATGAGCAGACATCTCCGATGGAGGAGTTGGCTCGTTATCAAAACATTATTTCTGGATTCCCGATGGGTCAGGTTTCAACGCAAGTTACACCGCTTTACGAACCAAGTCGCGGTCAACAGTTCTTGGGCGGTGCTGCCTCACTGCTTGGCGCTCTTGGCTCAGAAAACCTTAGCTCAAGCGAGCGTATCGGCTATGGTATTCTTGGCGGTGCGCTGGGTAGTTATGAATAGGATATAACAATGGCTAATCCCTACAATCCCCGTGGTCTTCTTTCGCCTCGTCAGCCAATGAATATGGTTGGCGGCGTTAACCCACTTCGAGGCCAGTCTTTGATGGGGCAGCCCGTGCGTATGCCAGCACCGTCTCCGATGGCATTGCAGCTTCAGCAGCGTATGCAACCAGCCCCTCCAGTTACCCCACAACAGCCCCAGAGCTTGCTGGGCCGTATTGGTGGTGGAATATCAAGTGGCATTGGCGGTGTAGGGTCTAGCCTCGCAAGGACATCTGATCGTTTCTTTTCTGACCCCAGTGCAAGCGCTCGTCTGTCTGCTTTGGGTGCCTCTCTGCTGCAAGGCCCAAGCCGCACACCTATTTCTCTTGGCTCTAGCTTGGCTCAGGGCTTGTTGGCTGGCAATGTTGCTGCACAGCAGGAGGAGGAGCGTAGGTTTAAGCGCGGCCTCCTTGAGCGTCAAGCCCGTCAAGAAACAGAGGCAGAAACCCGTGCCGCCGCAAAGGAAGAGCGGGAAGTGTCTAAGGTTGAGTTTGGAAAAGAAAAAGATCTCCGGAGTGAGTTTGACCAGCTATCCAAGAACTACAGAGAATCTGCTATTGGCTATGAAAAGGTTTTGGCTGCCGGAACTGCTACGGATCCGTCTGGCGCTGATGACATCGCCCTCATCTTTGGCTTCATGAAAACCATTGACCCGACCTCCGTGGTTCGTGAAAGTGAGTTTGACTTGGCGCAAGACACTGGCGGCGCACCAGATACCGCGAAGGCATATATACAAAATGTTATCGATGGTCAGCGCCTGACACCGAAAATGAGAGAATACTTTGTTAATGCGGCCTCAAATCAGTTCGCCTCACTACAGAGAACTCAATCAGAACTGGAAGATCGATATAGAACGCTAAGTTCCAATTACGGCGTTGATCCGAAAAAGGTCGTAAACGGCCTGAGCCAGAGATATTTAGGCACGGAGAGGATCCCTGCTCCCGTCTCCAATATGCAGCAAGCTGCACTGCTACCCAAAAACACATACTTTGTTCTCCCCGATGGAAGCAAGGGAATAAATGAATAATGGCCCCAAGAATCATAAGTAAACCAAGCGCAGCGACCCCGCCCCCAGCCCCGACGGAGAGGACTGTAGACCCGCAGACCGTCCGTATTGGCTTGCAGGGCGGGCTGTTGGGCTATGGAGAAGAGATTGAGGCTTTTGCTAAAACCCTAGGCGGAATGAGGGGTGATTATGAGGCAGAGCGTGATAGAATCCGCCGAGAAATTGCTGCCGCGAGACAGGCATACCCATATCGCTCATTGGCGACTGAATTAGGCGGGGCTGTTCTCCCAAGCCTTGGCCTCGGCCTGTTGACTGGTGGGCTTTCCATTCCGGCGACGATGGGTCGTGGCGCTGCCGCTGCTCGAATGGGGGCTTTGGGTGCTGCTGAGGGTGCGGTTTATGGAACCGGCGCGAGTGAGCGTGAAGGCTTTGAAAGATTGCAAGATGCGCCTCTCGGTGCGATGGCTGGCGGCATCGGCGGCGCTGTCGGCGGGACTGTAGTTAGAGAGGCCGCTGGTCTGTTGGGTGGTCTTGTTGACCGTGTGCGTCGAACAGGGGGCGAGAGAGCATCTCGTGCGGTTGAGGCGGAGATTCAAGAGCTTGCCAGAACAAGTGGAACAAGCGTTGAGGAGATTATTGATGGTGCGCGGCGGGGCATGATACCTGCTGACGTAAGCGAGAATCTGCGTAGGGAGCTTGGCGCGTATGCACAATATATTAGCGACCCTCAGAGAGCTAGGATGCGCGAGAGGGCTGTTCAGGCTCGCACCGGAGCTTTGAGTAGAACGCAGCAGATACTCTCTGGAAACACCGACGAAAATGTTCTCGCAAACATAAGTGAGGGTGTTGCCGTCGCTAAGAAAAACGCAAGCAAGGCTTATGACGAAGCATTTGAGGCTGCGCCAAAACTAAAAGCTCCCGTTAGGGCTTCCGTTCAAAGGGCCTTAAATGACGCGCCAGAGGCTCTCACTGAACTGAAGAAAGTAATGAAGGGAGACCTGTTTACTGTGGGCGCTAAGGGCTTGATAAAACTAAACAGAGTTCCGACCCTGCGTGAGGCCGAGTCTATCCGTCGAGCAATCGCCAACAAGTCTAGGTCTTTCTACAAAGGTGACATGCCATTGGCTGGCGATAAATACGACGCAACCGAGAAGATGTTGCGCGGATTGATTGACGATGCGTCTCCTGAGTTAGCTCAGACCCGCGCAGTATGGTCTCAGATTGAGAAAAATGCCCAGCACTTTGATACTGGTCGAAAAGTGTTTGGAAAATCTGCCGATGAAGTTGAGATTGCCTTTGAAGACATCTCGGCGGCGGGGGATGACGCTCTGGCTGCATTTCGCGCCGGTCTTGCCGATGCCATACGTCGCAAAAGCGGTCAAGGATCAGGTGTTTCGCTTCCAAACTTGCTTACAAATATGGATCGAAAAGAAGCTCAGATATTTAGAACTATATTCCCAGAGGACTCATATGACGAAGTGATTGATATGCTTGACAGGGCCAAAAGATCACAACTCACTGCCGGAGAGCTTGGTCAGTCTCGGACTCAGGAGCGCACATCTAGGCAGCAGACTCGCGGAATGATGGGCGGGGTCGTGACTGACGTGGCCGAGGCGGTTAGGTACAACAACCCAATGGCTGCCGCTAGACTGTTACGTCGATTGGCTAGGGACTTGGGTGGAAAGTTTTCCGATAAACAGAGCCGGAGGGTTGTTGAGTTGTTGCTTGAGGAGAACCCAGACGTTATTGAACGTGCGCTTACTGATAAAGGCGCGTATGCTGCGGCTTTAAGTGCTGCGAACAAAATAGCAAACACTCTTCGTCTTGCGGGAACCGGCGCAGGCGCTGAATCTGGCTCTAAAGTTGGTGTTGCGGCGATGGAAGTTTTAGATCCATCAGAATAGTATTCAGGAAAATAAATCATGGCAAAGAACAGTATTACAGATTACAGCAAAACAGCCGCGTCAAACACGGACATTCAGTCGGTTGACATAGCGGAGGGCTGCCTGCCTAGCGGCATTAACAACGCCATTCGTGAGATTATGGCTGACTTGGCTGACATGAATGACGGTACTGTTACCCTGACCAGCCCCGCTGTTGGCTCTATTGGTGTTACAGGAAACATCACAGTTGGCGGTACGGTTGATGGGCGTGATGTGGCAACAGACGGCACAAAGCTGGATGGCGTTGAGGCTTCTGCTGATGTTACGGACACCACAAACGTCACTGCTGCTGGCGCTGCTATGCTCACAGGGGCTACCTTTACTGGTAGCATAACCGCCCCTGACGCTACATTCAACGGCACTACGGCAGTTAAACTCCCCGCTGGCACAGACGCACAGCGTCCAACGGGTGTAAACGGGATGCTCCGCTACAACTCTGATGACGCACAATTTGAGGGATATGCTGACGGTGAGTGGGGTGCTATTGCTGGTGGTGGTGAGACATCGTTTTTGTTGTATAGCTACACTGCCACCTCTGGGCAGACTACTTTCTCTGGCTCTGACGATAATAGCGCAACACTCGCATACACAGCGTCGAATATAATTGTCACGCTAAACGGTATCACCCTAGAAAACGGCACTGACTATACGGCCTCTAACGGAACTAGCATTGTGTTGACTGTAGGTGCTGCTGCGGGTGACGAGTTGAATGTCATTGCGTTCAAATCCTTTACTGTGTCTGACACGGTTGCTGCCAGCACGGGCGGCACGTTTAATGGCAATGTCGCAGTCAATGGCGACCTGACTGTTGACACTGACACGCTGTATGTTGACAGCACGAATAATAAAGTCGGCATCGGCACGAGTTTGCCAGATGCTACAGGACTACACGTTCACACAGGGTCGGCAGGAACTTTGACCCCAAACTCTGCGGCAGATGACCTTGTTGTTGAAAGTAATGGAAACGCTGGTATTACTATTGCAAGCCCTGACGCAAACTATAGTGGGATTATCTTTTCATCCCCAACCGATACTACTGGGTCAATTATTGAATACAATCAGTCTGGTGCAACTTTTGATATTGGCACAGCAACAAGCGGCGGTGTTCTTCGGTTAAGAAGCGGTAATTTTTCAGAAGCTATGCGCATCGACAGCAGCGGGAATGTGATTGTCGGCGGCACTACTGCTTTTGGGGCAGGCACTACAACAATAAACCAATCGGGTTTGGTGGAAGCATCTCGCTCTGGCAACAAAGCTGGTCGGTTTAACAGAGAAACAAACGATGGAGCTATCGTACAGTTCGCCAAAGACGGCACAACTGTCGGGTCGATTGGGACTTGGGGCGGAGGGCTTTATATCGGCAGCCCTGCTGCTTCTGATGCTTATCTATATTTTGCTAACAATTACGTTGCTCCATCAACCACATCAGGTTTTCGTAATAATGCAATAGATTTAGGCAACGGCTCTGCCCGTTTTGATGACGTATATGCTACCAACGGCACTATCCAAACATCTGACCAAAACGAAAAGCAACAGATTTCCAGTCTAACTGACGCAGAGATTACTGCCGCCAAAGCAATCAGCACACTGTTTAAGACATTCAAATGGAATGACAAGGTTGAAGCCAAAGGCGATGCAGCCAGAACACACACTGGCGTAATTGCACAAGACGTTCAGCAAGCTATGACTGGTGCTGGATTGGACGCTGGTGACTATGCCTTCTTCATCTCTACGACTTGGTGGGAAACACAGACCGAAGTGCCAGCGGTTGAAGCTGACGAAGAAAACGGCATTGAGGCTGCTGACGCATACACCCGCACAGACACCTATGAGACAGCCGAAGAAGCACCAGAAGGTGCAACAGAACGCACCCGTCTTGGCATCCGCTACCCTGAACTGCTGGCCTTTGTTGGTGCAGCTACAGAGCAACGCTTGGCTAACATCGAAACACGATTGACCGCACTGGAGGCTGAATAATGAGTAACGCAAGAGAACTAGCGCAAATCCCCAGCACCCCCTCTGGGCGGCGCAACCTGATTATCAATGGTGCTATGCAAGTGGCGCAGCGTGGGACTTCAACTACTGGAGTTAATTCTAATACTTATGCTTCCTTAGATAGATTTAAGACCCTTACAAACGAAGGAACATTTACTGTTAGTCAATCTTCGGAAGCCCCCGCAGGATTTGCTAATTCTTACAAACTTGATTGCACTACAGCAGACACAAGTTTAGCGGCAGCAGGTAAAGTAAACATTGATACTTATTTAGAAGGTCAAGATTTACAACAAATTCAAAAAGGGCTTTCTACGGCTAAACAAGTAACTTTGTCTTTTTGGGTTAAGTCTAGTGTTACTGGAACATATATTGTTGAACTTTTTGATGTAGATAATTCAAGACATATTAACAAATCTTATTCTATTTCTTCTGCTGATACTTGGGAAAAGAAAGAAATACTAATTGATGCAGATACCACTGGTGCATTTGGAAACGACAACGGTGCAAGCCTACAAATTCGTTGGTGGTTGGCTGCTGGTTCAAACTGGACTAGTGGAACTTTAGCAACAACTTGGCAAGCACAGGACAATACAGATAGGGCAGTTGGTTTAAGTGTTAATATTGCATCTAGCACAAGCAACGAGTTCTACCTCACAGGCGTTCAACTCGAAGTCGGCACAGTAGCCACTGAGTTTGAGCATCGCAGCTTTGGTGAAGAGTTGGCGTTGTGTCAGAGGTATTTTTTCAAACTTGACTTTCCTATTACGAACACTATTGGGACTGCATTTAGAGGCACAACAAATTCAGGTCGTATTACATTAATATGCCCTACCCCCTTGAGAACGCTTCCAAGCATAAACTCAACTAATCAACCAACTCTACGTTTTTGGTGGAATAATGGCTCAAATGCTATTGTCAGCACTGATGGTAGTATAAGTGTTACCAGTAATAGTTTGGACACCAACAGGATTGTTTTAAGTTGTTCAAATGTAACAGGTCTAGGCAATAATGTGGGAAGCGTATGGGCTTATAGTGGCGATTTAGAAATTAGTGCGGAGTTATAAAATGGACTCAATTATTACATCAGCTCAATACGTGAAAGAAGACAGTGAAAATATTTCTATTAAAGCGGTAATAGATGGCAAGGGGTGGTGTGTTCCTATGCAAGTAGGAAACGCTCACTACGACGAAATCATGCGACAAGTAGAAGCTGGAACTCTAACCATACAGGAAGCAGAATAATGGAAACTGTAATTACATATATCACTGCCATCGTAGCAGCCGCCTCGGTGATTGCTAACGTAACCCCCTCTATGCGAGACAATGAGATTCTCGCCAAGATTGATGACTTCATTCAGAAGTTGGCTATAAATCTTCGTAAGGATAAATAATATGTCCACGCAGGCACAGCTTGAGGCACACGAAAGAGAGTGTGCTATGTTCCGCAAACTGGTCGATGCCCAGTTGAAAAACCTTCATTGGCGCATTACTTGGCTGTCGGTTCTTGGTGGCACTATGATGTCTGCAATCTTTGGCACAGTTATTACTATTCTCTTGAAGATGAGTTAGGATGCGTCATGCGCTTGATTGTTGCTGCGCTTTTGCTGGCTGCCACGCCTGTGTTGGCGCAGAATGAGCAGACTGGCGACCTGAACACGAGCAACCTAAATAGCACTGTCAGCAGTAACAACCCCTCCACATCTACCACAAACAATTACAACGGCGCCGGTGCTGCATCTAATGTAACGCCACCGCCTACCGCTGTGTCGCCTAGCGCACCGTCTGGTGGCTCTGAAAGCTGCCTCATAGGGCGTGGCATGGGTGTGCAGGTCAACGTGCTTGGCTTGTCTATGGGCGGCTATAAGCAGGATGCAGAGTGCAACAGGCGCAGAGATGCAAAAGCATTGAAAGAACAGGGCATGTCTATTGCATCTGTGGCTAGGCTGTGTCAATCTCTGGAGACTTGGAAGGCGATGTTTGCTAGTGCAACACCCTGCCCAATATCGGTAAATGGCAAGCTCGTTGTGGGTCGAGCGGCTACCCTTCTTATGAAGCGCGACCCTGTGACTTTCATACCTGATTACAAAGACCGACAAGAGTATTACGACAAGATATTAAGAATTGGTGAAAGTGATGATGAAGAAGATAGCGATTCTAACCTCAGCATTTCTGAGCGTTTCCGCAGCACAAGCAGAGACGACGATTGATAACCTAGTCAATGCCAGCAAGACCATCGCAGCCAAGCTAGAGCAAGGTCGGTACGCCGTGTATGGCGCAGAACACTACGCCTCAGTCGGCGGCATCATCGACTACAGCGCAGTGGATGACGAGCAATACATCATCAATGAGGGCGACATAACTGCCTACAATGAAGCTCTTGCAGGAGTGCAGAACGCTTTGTATTTCACCACCAAGATGGCTTTGGAAGAGAAATATGAAGAGTCAATGGTCAAGGTATCTGAGGCCGTAGACAACTTTATTGTCGCCAGTGTTCAGCTTAGTGTTGTCGAAGAGGTTGCCGATAAGGCTGAAGTCGCTCAAGAGACTAACGCAGTTGAAGACCAGATTGCCGTACAAGAGTATGTCGAACAGAATGACGTAAGCATTAGCCAAGAAGTAGTCGTTGAATATAATCAGAGCCTAGAATCTATCGCCCAAAATTCTAGGGAGGCGGGGGCGTTCCTCGCTGCATCCAAGAATGAGCAGTTGACCAGCATCTCTGACCAACACGCACAAGACTATGGCAACTCTATGGCAGAGGCATCTATCTCCTACTCAGCTACCAATGACATCCTGAGTGTGCAGTGGGCTACCAATGTCGGGCATATTGAGTTCCACGACTTCCTGATGGGTGACTATGTGACCGCCAGTGAGGTGCTGGGTCAGGGTGAAGCTATCTACAGTGACCAGCAAGCGTATATGTACCAATGAGCCTAGAAGATACAGAGCTTACAATCGGCGGCACTAAGCTGCGCGGCGTATGGATAGCCATTGTGCTGTCTATTGCCACGACTATGGCTGGTGGCATCTGGGCAGTAGCAGAGTTCTACGGACGCATAGAGGCTGTAGAGTCGGCGGTATCTGGCAATGGCGACACGGCAGAGAAGCTCACCGTGCTTGGCACGAATCTCGAAACGATTATGGAAAACCAGAAGCAGTTGCTAGACCTGCGTGACCGCATTGCAGAGGTAGAGAAGACGACTGTGGAGAATGACTTGTTGGTCAAACAGTTTGACGAGAAGGTCAAATCAATCGACAGTAGATTCTCGAAGATTAACAGGGAGATAGATGACTTGTGGCGTGGCTTAGATGCGGCGAGTAATCCATTGAAGTGATGTACAAGACTGTGCGTAACGCAGTCCAAATCGGAAGGGTCGGTGAGCTATTTGCTCAGGCGGTCTTTGAGGAGAATGGCTACAAGACGGCTCGTGTAAATCACGAGGGCTTTGATTTGCTGGTTTTTGACGACGATGGCCTCCCAATAAAAGTGGAGGTTAAAAGCTCATCCCGCGCCTACGAAAAGTCTTACAAGTTTGCAACAGCCTCCGGTTCAAAGAACAAGAAATTGCTGTCTCCGGACGATTGCGATATAGTGGTAATGGTAGCTATTGATTTGCGCCGTGTTGTTGTGCGTGACGTAATGGATTTGAAGCACAAGCGCACGAGCCTCGGCACCGGTCACTTTCTTGATAGTGCCAGCGAGGCGACGCAGATCCGTAAGGCTATACAGAAATACAGGAGCAGGAAATGCTAAAGATGTTATTGGGGCCGGTTGCAAATATTGCTGGCAACTGGGTTGACGGAAAAGTAGAAGAAACCAAAGCGAAAGCAGCAGTCAAGGTAGAGAAGGCAAAGGCCGACGCAGAGGTGCAAAAGAAGATTGCATCCGGCGACATTGACTGGGAGGCCAATATGGCAGACGCTACAAAGGGGTCTTGGAAAGATGAATATCTTACCGTGGTGCTGACCCTTCCTGCTATCTTGCTTTTTGTACCCAGCATGACAGATCACATACGAGAGGGTTTTAAGGTGCTGGAGACGCTCCCGTCTTGGTACCAGAACCTCCTCTATATATGCGTAACGGCTTCATTCGGAATCAAGGCCACTGACATGTTCCGGAATAAGTCCGGAAAAAAGTAACAACTCCTGTAAAGCAGATGCCGTCCGATATGCGCCTTTCACCGCACTTCACCTTGCAGGAGATGACAAAGAGCCAGACGGCGCTGCGTTTCAACATCGACAACACGCCCAATGCAGAGCAGGTTAAGTCACTCAAGGCGCTATGCGAGAACGTGCTAGAGCCTTGCAGAAAGCATTTCAAACGTGCCTTCGTGCCGTCCTCTGGCTTCCGTAGCAAGGCGCTGTGTAAGGCCATCGGTAGCTCTGCCAAGAGCCAACACGCCAAAGGTGAGGCTGCTGACTTCGAGATTCGCACAGTTGCCAACATCGACTTAGCTAAGTGGATTCGGGACAATCTGGAGTTTGACCAGCTTATCCTAGAGTTCTATGATGGTATCGACCCGAACAGTGGTTGGGTGCATGTCAGCTATCGTGCTGACGGCAATAATCGCAAGCAGTGCTTGAGCTATGATGGGAAACGCTATGTATCGGGACTGGATGAAGCGTAATTTTTGGCGTAGTAAGTTCATGTTTAGGTTCACTCAAAGGCTTTCAAGGTTTCAGGGTTGGCTTTGGAGAAAGATGAATGGCAGAGAAGAGTAAATATACCAAGCCTAAACTGCGTGAGCGGATTAAAAACCGCATCATGGCTGGCAGTAAGGGTGGCAAGGCAGGTCAGTGGTCTGCGCGTAAGGCTCAGATGCTTGCTGCTGCCTACAAGAAAGCAGGCGGTGGATACCGTGGTGGCAAGGGCAAGAAACAAAAGAGCCTCTCCAAATGGACAAAAGAAGAATGGGGAACGAAGTCTGGCAAGCCATCTACGCAAGGTAAGAAGGCTACTGGTGAGCGTTATCTGCCCAAGAGGACACGAGAGAAACTATCTGCTGCTGAGTATCTGGCGACATCTGCCAAGAAGCGGCGCGATACTAAGGCAGGCAAGCAGTTCTCCAAACAGCCTAAGAAGATTGCAAAGAAAACGTCTCGCCTGCGTAAGAAGTCTTAACGCCAAGTCTCTGGGTCAGGGCGGATAATTTTAGTAGGGCCATCCTCATCTTGTGCATCGTCTAGCGACTGCGCCACCTGATAAAGAATAGAACTGGTATCATCCAGCAGGGCTTTAATTCTATCGTTCTGCATGGCAGCAAAGCCGCTCATGGTTTCCGCCACCCTCTTTATCTCTTCCGCTTCTCTTAGTGCAGTCTCAGTGTGCTGCTCAACAATCTTAATCAAGTCCATCTTCATTCTCCTCTAGTTTAAAAAATCCCCTCTGTGCTACCAGCTTGGTAGCGTCCCTTGCCATGTTCAGCAAAGCCCTGTCAGACATAGATATGACTGTGTAATAGTTATCCTTGTCCTTCACGACTAGCTCCGCTGCCCAGTCCTTGTCTGCTGATGCCCTCAGATATGCCAGAGTTACTGGCTCATATTCTATCTCGTCTTTCATTTTAGGCTCTCCACCTCCTTAGCGAGATCGCATAAATCTCCATATACTTTTTGGAACTTTTCGTACACCTCGTCATTTACCGGATCTTCATAGGCTTTAAGCTCATATGTGGTGGGGTTGTAAGAGGCTGGCGCAAGGCCTAGGCTTATCTCAAGCTCCCCCTCGGCTTCAAAGAAAGCGTCTACGAGCCGATTGAGTATAGCGTCCGGTTTGCTTGCTGGTGTTGGCATAATTTTTATGGTCATCTGGTTCCCTTCCTGATTGATAAAACATACTACTTGCTAGACAAGCATTAGTCAAGGTCTTTATCGATCTTCTTCAATATCTCCCTGAGCGCCTCTCTTGCTTTATCGCGCCGGAGGTTGACCCAGCCAATGCTGTCATTCGGGATACACGCTATTGAAGACAACTTGGTCTCCGCGAAGATAGCCCTTTCGCGCCACTCTTCTTTCGACAGCGGCCTCAAGCTCTCCTCTCTCGACGTGACGCCCAATGGTCTGCGTGATTTCATTTCTCAGTGCCTCTACTTTCCGTCGTCTTTTTTTTTCATAAAACCGTGCAAGACGATATGCCTTCTCCAGCTTGTGAGCAAACTCTTTATCAACCTTCTTCAGCTCGGTTGCCCTGCGATGTCCATGAATGATTGTGGTGTGGTCACGCCCACCAAGAAACCTACCAATGATAGGGGTGCTGTTGCCCGTCATGTAATAGGCGAGATACATGAAGGCATGGCGTGGCTCTACAACCCATTTGGGGCGTGTCTTTGACAGCAATGTAGAGCGTTTGATTCCCCAGACACGGCAGACTGCATCTGCACAGGTTGACATGGTAAACTCATCGGCATCTTGCTTATCTTCTGTAACCTCAAGTTTAATATCTAGCTTCATTTGTTTTCCTTTTCATATGCTTCTGTTTCCATCGCAACGCCAAGCGCATAGTGTGCCAGCTTGTATAGCTGACGTGATGACATAGGGCGTTGGAACACCTCGCCATCGACATAGACACGCATTGCGCCTGTCATCGGTATGGCAATCATTTCGCTGGGTTCAAACGTGGCATCTGCCGCACACGTCATTAACTCCGCTTTTGTAATCATTTTTCTCCCCTCGCAGAGAGGGCAGGGCTTCTCCACGAAGCTGTTGCCTTCCCCGTCTGATGATATGTTGATGAGCAGAACACCCTGCCCATTGCATTGACCGCATTTGTAGGCTGTTCCGCTCATCTTATTATCTCCTTAAAACGGTACGCTGTCTGCGGCTTGAGTGCCAGCAGGAGCGCCACCATCGGCTACAAACTTATCCGAGACCTTGCCCTTCAGTGTCGGAGCCTTTGGGTTCTCGCTATTGCTGTCCCACAGTGCAATGTCAACTTGCTCACCGGCCTTGATGTCGCGGTGTGCGTAGAAGCTACCTTTGAGGCGTGGGTGTGAGCCACCTGCTTCATACTTTTCATTGCTCCAGAGAGCGGCTGTTCCTGTGTTGTCGTAAGTCTGACTCATATCAATTATCCTTTCGTGAGTTCTGTTTTACGTTTACCAAAGAGGGCAAGCACTTCATTGCGCTTGGCCTCATCCATTGCCTCAATCTCCCCCTTCAAACCGTCGTAGAGGGCTGTCAATCCACCGAGGTGAGGCGCAGCGTTTACACGCTCCTCGATGGTTGAATTGGGTGTCCCCCGCTCCGCTTTTGAGGGAGTTACGGGAGCAGGGGACGTAGCAGGCTTCTGTGATTTGGGAGGGTTAGCCTGCTTTGTGGGTACATTGGTGGCAGCGTTTCCGTCGTCGTCTTCATCGCCGGAGACAAGTCCGAGGGCTGATGTTAGGCCGTAGCGCCGCGCATAGGACAGCGCCGATCCGAAAGACTGGGCGTCCTGCTTTGCAGCCATGACCGGCTGACGTGCCGAGATGTGTTCTCCGCTTTCGTGCATAAGAATAGTCAGCAAGAACATGCGACCATCTTCTCCGGTGTCCGGCATTTGCAAGACAGACAGGCCGTGCCTTGCCAGAACCGGACGCGCCGTGTCCCAGCAATCTTTCAACGTGCTGTACTTTGATTTGTGAAACGGGTTGTGACCCGATTGAGGCACCGTGCCAAATTCTGACTGTGCCGCACATAATGCTTTTGCTAGATTTTCCATTAGTTTATCTCCTCTACCTTTTGGCAATGCTCTCTAATTGTATGGGGGAAGAAGTTTACCAAACTTTCGTAAGCCCCACGCACATCGTCAAAGTCGCACTCTTCATTTTCGAGAATATAAAACAACGTGTCGAATGTTCTGTTTAAGGCTTTCTTTTGCGGGTGAGTTAATAAGCCCTCAACAATATTCTGCCTTTCGTTCATCTTTCCCAGCGCCTCTGCCGCTGCCCATTCTTCATGTGGTTGTTCACTCATAGTTTCCATAGCTCCTTTGCTTCCTTTAGAAATTCATCCCCAATATCCCAGCGGAAATCATTCCAATCCGGCTGACAGTAGCCAGCCAAGACCTTGGGGTCGTTACTGATTTTGAGTAGGTTTTGCCGTATAAATGCGTTTGACAGCAACTGCTCCATCCGCGCCTGTAGCGCCGGAACCTTCAGGTCATCGCAGTTGGTCTCGTCGAAAATCACATAGTTGTTTGAACTAATGTAGACAATGCTGGGCATCTTGCCGGAGGCTGCATAGTAGAACGCAACCTGCCGAGCATGTGCGGCGTCTGGTTTCTTTGGAAGAGATGGGACAGAGAAGCCCCTGCTCCCATTCTTGCGAACTGCGCCAGCCCTAGACCACTTGGTCTTTAGCTCGATGATGTTATCGCTGCTGCAAAAATCAGCGTAACCAATGATAGGTAAGTCAAGTCGAGGATGTTCATAACCCAGTACCTGTTCTTTCTTTTTTTCAATATCTCCAAAATGGGTCATAGCCTCAACGCCGTTGTAGACCATCGCACCCATCTCGTCGATGTAACGCTGAACCTTTGTCGCGTCAAGTTCGTTCTTGGGGTTGTGATCCATCATGCGCTGTTGTGCCTCAGCCACGGCGTCATCTATGTTTACATTGTCACAGACGACAGCTTGGATGGCATCATGCGCTGCGCCTCCGGCTGGTGCTGGTGCGCCAATCGGAACGTCACGACGACGCGGGCCGAGGTGGCAGTAGTTCCACACCCAATAGGCAACTGAAGTTTCCAGTGCGCTGGGCGAGTAATGCTCCAGCCAGATTTCTCCGTCACGCTTGGCGTAGTCAGGTATTGGTTTGAATAATTGTTCCATTTCGTTTCCCTTGTTTCCCCATTATGCACAGGGCGATAGTCATGTCAATTCTTTTTTAGCAATACTAGAGATTGCCAAAATCCGGAATCGGGTCACCGCCCAAATCAAACAACCGGTCTAGGTCTTCATCCTCCGTGAACTTTGGCGGCTGGTGACCGGCCTTGATTAAGTCCATGTTTATGTTTCCATTTTCATCTGGCAGGTGTTCTGCTGGCACAGCTTCACGGGCCGGTAGAGGTATGTTCGGGTCGCCTCCAAGACGTTCTATGGCCTTGAGCGGAATTTTTCTCAAGGTGGAACCAAATGCGCCAAGCTCTCCACGGGCGATCATTTCATCCGTCATCTTGAGTTGCTTGATAGCACCTTCGAGAGTCCATCCTTCACCACGGGGTCGGCTCTCTTGGTCGCTGGCCTCATGCTGGTAGGATACCTTTTTCTTTTTGTCTCCATACATTCCCTGATACTTGGCACTGACTTTGTTTGTTGCTGAGATCACATCTGCCAAAGAAAACCAGTACGAGCTACGGTGTTTGGCAACGACACCCTTCCACACCTCTCGGCAGGCTTCTCGGTAGACTTCGTGGTTCGGTATCTCTGATGGCATCCTAGAGTTTATGGCTTCGCATATCTCCTTCAGGTACATGCCACCTGCTGTCTCATCTCTCAGCCTGACGTGCGGCTGAAACATGATAGACATTTTTGACGTGAACTCAGATGCGACTTGCATCCGGCTGTCATAGGTCATCTTTTCTTTTGTGTTTTGGGTTTCCATTTTAGTTTCCTTTCCTCATTGATTTTGCCGCCATTGCGGAGAAGTCTATCCCCTCTTTGTTGGGTGGACTTTCTGCCCCCCTAATAACAGAAGAACTATTATTTTTATTCTCTGATATATTAGGTGGGCGTTCTGCCCGTCCTCGCCTGACTGTCTGCCCACCCTTACGTTGGATAGTCATCATGTTGCTTGACTGCCTGCCGCCGACGTTTCTGGTCTCGACAAATAGGTAGCCATCTTTCTTTAGCTCCACCAGCTTGCGCCGCACTGTGCGTTCATTCAGGCCGGTAAGCTCGGCAAGACGCTGTGCGCTGGGCCATGCCTGCCACCGGTCATTGACGTGCTTTGCCACCATCAGCAGCACATACTTTGCTTGTGGGTCTTTTATCGTCTGCTCACAGACCCAGTCCATTGCGGCGTAGCTCATTAGGCTTGCCCCTCCCAGAGCTTGATGAAGTTTGCCACCGGAAGATTTACAACTGGTTCGGTGTCGTACTTGTCCCGCATATTGTTCCGGCCCCCGATGGTGACCTCCGGCAGCGGCGGGTCGAGCTTGATGTAACCGCACTGATCAGTCCACTGCACGACAAACAGAGCGGGTAGGCCGGTGAACTCGGACATCTCCAGAAGGTTTCTGGCCTTGTTAAGGCTGATGAAGACGCTGTCAAAGGCTCCGAAGCGGTGGCTGCGGCAGCGTATCTCGCACATTGCCTTTGCCATGACCCGCTTGCTGTCGCCGGTCTCGGTCAAAAAGAAGTCGGTATAATACTCGTGGGGCATCTTGACAGCACCACAGTTCCACTTCTTCTTAATGCGCTCGACAATCCGAAGCTCACCATCTAGGTCTGATTGGCTTTCATATTTATCTCGCCTCATACCAACCACTCCCGCATGACACTGCAAGCGTCCTCAAGCGTGGTGAAGGTGACCGGCAACATCGCGTTGCCCTCAGTGGGCCAGCTATATTGGTCTGATTGACCGACAGCCCACTCCGAGTTGACCGCATAAATCGGCATCGTGACCCTGATGGGTAGCCGGTTGTATTTCCATATTAAGACCGGTATCATGTTAGACTTGGCAGCGGCGCGATTGCATTGCTCCAGCCAGTCCTTTTGGTACCAGTTCCCCTTAGCGTAATTCTTGCATTCAATGGAGAACGGTTCCAGTTCGATGTCGGCTAAGTCTACCTCTTGGAATTGAGACAAGTTTCGCCGTAGATCTTGCGGAATGACCATGTCACCCATGATTTGCCGCAACTCTGATATTACCTTGCGTTCAAAATTTGCGCCCTTTGCGCGAGCCATTCTGGACATAAAAACACCCTTTCGAAAAATAGTGAGGCGGCAATGTTTTCTTTGCCTCGTCACATAATTGTGCTGTTGGAAATGGTTGCGAGTATTTGAGACTTCTCTCGTCACCCCACGCCAGTATCCAGCCAGTGATTACTACAACCTCAATCAATTTCTGGCACGAAGTCCATTGCTGTGACCTGCCCGTCCGTTGCCTTAGTGATGTATGGGATGCTGCCCCAGTCCGGACGTTGCTTGTCAGCAGCCCAGCGCCAGATGACCGATTGGTCAAAGGCTCTGCCGGTCTTCTCCTCGATGATGCGAGAGAAGGCGTAGGTTGAAATCCCGTTTTCGTTTAAGTAAACTTTTAAGTGCATTGTATTTCTCCTTTTCAATGGCACGACAGTATCATGCTTTTTTAGTTTCCCCAAAGCTCTTTTAGATAATCCTTAAATGCTTTCCAAGCAAGCTGCCGCCGGTGGCGACGACGCATCTTTGCGTCCCATTTGGTTGCGCGTACACTGTCCCAAAGGATGTCCTTGCCGCGTGGGAATGGGTTTTTCTCTTTCATCATGTCCTCCTACAGACTGGTTTGGTTGTAAAATGCGGATGCTATGGCGAGGTGCAATCGGCTGCCCTCTTCTATCACCGCTGGCTTGTCACCCAGACGCTCGATCATTTCGATCTCTCCGTCGGGGTAAATGGTGAGGAGATAAGTCTCCCCACCAAATTCGAATTGCTCCATCATCGTGAAAGCTCCTCTGGTTTCATGCGCTCATAGTCTGCGCGTTTCATTTTGAACCGTACGGTGCCTCGCGCTGTTGACAGGTGAACCCACTTCCGGCCCACAAATGACCACATGCAATGCACACCGCTCAGTTGTGAATGCTCATTATTGAAGTGCATCCGAACATAAACTGCACTCTTGAAGCGAGCGGCCCATGTCTTGCCAAGATGACTTGGCGGCACGAGCTTGAACTTCTTGCGACGCTTGCGTCGGGCCGGTGATAACTTGACCGGTGCCACGCTGCCGCGACGGATGAGAAATTCTGGGTGGCTGATGTTTTCCATTTGTAACTCCCTTTCCTTTTGTTACACTAATAATATAGATGCTTGTCCAGCATTAGTCAAGTGTTTTTTTATGCTGCAATTCTTTTTAGTGCCGATTTGTCGATGTCCATTATGGCTTTGACAATCTTGATGGAGTCCTGCTCGTCGTTTCTCTTGAAAAACTCCAAGACACTCTTGGCGGTTTCAATCTGGCCTTCGATCATCTCGGTGCGTTCTTCATCGGTCAGCGGGTTGTTTTGGTTGTGCCACTCGCAGACCTGCTTTGCGTCTCGCATGGTATACTCCGGATCGAATGTGCCGACAAAGTCGCCATAGCCGCCACGCTCCGTGATGTGCCACTCGGAGAACCTGCCGTACTCCTCGATCAACTCAAGCTCATACCGAGCGCATTGACTGACATACCGGCCTGAGAAAATCCGCTTCCATTTGATTTGGTTTGTCATCTGTAACTCCCTTCTCTCTTTGTTACACCATTATAATACATACTCACCTAGCATTAGTCAAGCACTTTATTTATTTCTTTTATCATTTTTTTCTGCGCTCGATACTGGGCGGAACCGGCACTGCAATAGTGTTTCACCATTGCCTTTTTCTGTTCGCATACCAAGCCTCATCGCAATCTTGGCAAATGACAAGGCGCTGCTCTTCAACCATTTCAAGCTTGGTGTTACGCCCCTGACAGCGCCAGCACCTTTGAGGAAGCTCAATATCTGAAAAGATACCCTCGCGCTCATTCGCTCTCGCTATGCGATCAACGGTGCGCCTGTCGGTCAACATTTCCAAAAGCAAGGCATGAGACTCGGTGGGGATTTGCGCTCCCGACTCATAACGCGGCACGGAAACCTCGCCCATTCTCAGGAATTTAGAAACCTGCCTTTGCGTTGGTTTGCGTCCGTCACTGCGCCGCAGGGCGTGGCGAATTGTTTTCACTCTTTCGGGTGTCATTGTTTGTATCCTCCTATTTGATCTCGAATGCGTGGCTGACCATTTTGCGAGCGCACTTGCTCTCGGCGATGGGTGCAATCTCGTGCTGGTCATAGACGACTTGGTCGATAACGGCGACGATGTGACCGCCGACGCGGATTAAATACCGGCCCTGCTGCTTGCAGTGCATCTCGACAAAGTTCTTGAGCGACATTTTGCGAGGCAGTCTGCCGCGTTCATTGCCCATAGCCTTGGGCATCATGCACTGCCACTTGAGTACCTTGACGCATTGGCTGAGGCGGCTCCGACCCTGCCAGCGTGGGCCGTAGTCGAACTCCTTGCGGAAGATGCCCATGACGGCGCTGGTTTTCCAGTTCATCAGGTTTGCGACTGCTGTCGGGCCGCAGTTTGGTTTGATGCCGCCGCTCAGTGCGCCGAGGTTTGCTTGGTGAATGCTCATCATTTGTAAATCCCTTTCCTTGTTACACTATTATAATACATACTAGACTAGCATTAGTCAAGAGAAAAAAGCACGGGATAACCAAGAAAGTTACCCCGCATTTTTTAGTCCATATCCATCGCCTTGAGATAGTCCTCGCGGCTGTCATATATCACGCCGCCACGGGACAGATACTTTCCATCATATTCTGCGACGGCCCACTTGATGGCCTGCTGTTCATCCTTTGTGATGTAGCTCTGGCCTAGCTCTCTGGGGAACTTGGTGCCATTGACGCGGACTTTGACGCCGGTCTCCAAGTCGCCCTCGGTGTAGTCAATCAATTCGATCTTGTAGCTTTTCATTTGTAACTCCCCTTCTCTTTGTTACATGATTAATATACATACTAAGTTAGCATTAGTCAAGGGGCTTGCAGTACTTTTTTTAGTGGGGTAAAGTTGTAACGGAATCAAGGGGTTTGAGGATATAAAGTATGACTAATAAGGTTGAGGAAAAAAGAGGGCGTCCGGCTTACAAAAATGGAGGCAAGGGAGGAGGCTGGCAGAGGTTGTCTAGTCAGCTTGCATCCACATTTGATAGGGCAATCGAGCTTCACGGGGGTAAGGAAGCGTTGGCTCTGACCTTGTCTGAGGAGATATCTCAGCGTCCCTTAGAGGCGATGCGTCTGCTATCCACCATGATGCCGAAGAATATCCAGCATAACGTCGAGGTAAGCCCATCAGATACTCTCGCTGCTGCCCTAAGCAATGTTCAACTAGCTATATCCAAGCAGAAAGAGCCGGACATCATCGAGGCTGACGTAATAGAGGTCAGTCCAGACGATTCTCCAGCAGAATAGTAATACTAATAGGTTTATAGACCCCCCCCTTCTCTCAGGCGGACGGGGGCAGGTTTAGTTGTACACACATCCAAAACACCCCCCCTCTCTTTCAAGACGGTTAAGGTACCCTAGCCTGTTTTTGATTTTTTTTGTTCTAATTGAGGGTGGGCAGAGAGTCCACCTAAAGATATATTAGATGATTTATTCTTTCTTATATATTAGGTGGGCAGTGTGTCAGGGGGGAGGCGGGCAGAGAGTCCACCCTAAACGGACAGACAGTCCACCCTAACCCTTATACGGCCCGTAAGCCTGCTGCATTGTTGCGTTTGCCTGCATGTGAGGTGATGGCGGTGTATCATCCCATTTCTGCCCGACCCTGCGATTGCGCCAGCACTTGCCCTCCTCAATTTCGATGTCATGCCAAGACCGGATAGACCTCAATATTTTTTTGATTGCCCAGTCCTCGCCCATCTTTTTTGAATAGGCTTTGAACCGGCGCAGGATACTGTTTGTACCCCACGGCTGCGGCCCCTCCTTGAGTGCGTCGCGGATGATCTCTGGCAGGAGGTCGTATGCCTCCATAGATGTATAGCGTGGTTTGTAGTTTACTGCGCGTGTGCGTCCGTTTGCCATTTCGTAACTCCCTTTCCTTTGTTACCCTGCTAATATAGATGCTAGGCAAACATTAGTCAAGAGATATTTTCAAAAAAATAACCCCCCTTGCAGACTGCCCCGACACTGTGGCATAAATACAGAAGAGGAGAAAATGAGATCGGTTGAGCGTACTCCTCCTTGGCGCTCCCGAAGGTGGGGCGGGTTTCCTTTCCCTTTCGTTGCCTGCCCCACCATAAACAAGGAGAGACTATGTCAGAGCCAAAGAGTGTAGAGGAGCTACTCACCGCGATTGCGCTTGACCCCGTGTTATTCGTTGAGTCTATCCTGCAGGCCAGTCCGGAAGAGTGGCAGCGCAAAGCATTGTATGCGGTGCGGGACAATGACCGCGTAGCCATCCGCTCTGGTCACGGTATCGGAAAGACTGCATTTCTTTCATGGTTGATACTCTGGTGGGTATTGACACGCTCACCCAGTCGGATAGCATGTACTGCCAACACTGCTAGTCAGTTGTCAGACATTTTATGGGCAGAGGTCGCAAAGTGGCATCGTCGTATGCCAGAGGGCCTGAAAGAACTAATTGAAGTGAAGTCTGACAAAGTTGAGCTTACGGGACAGGATAGCTTTGCTGTCGCCCGAACTGCACGTCGTGAAACTCCAGAGGCGCTGCAAGGTTTCCACTCAGCCAATATGCTGTTCTTGATTGATGAGGCATCTGGTGTGGACGACATCATCTTCGAGGTCGGAGAGGGTGCGATGTCCACCGAGGGTGCCAAGACTGTCATGACCGGCAACCCGACGCGCACGTCCGGCTACTTCTATGAAGCCTTCAATAAAATGCGCGATAGGTTCTTTACAATGAAGGTCGCATCATCTGATAGTACTCAGGTAAGCGAAACCTTCATGGAAGATATGAAGCTCAAGTATGGCGAAGACAGCAACATCTACAGAGTTCGTGTTCTTGGAGAGTGGCCTGAAGCCGACGACGACGTGGTTATACCACTGCACCTCTTGCAGTCAGCATCCTCGCGAGAGCAGGAAGCAGCAGAAACCACTCCCGTCGTCTGGGGGCTTGACGTGGCACGTTTCGGTACGGACAAAACTGCTCTGTGCAAACGTAAGGGTAATGTCGTAACCGAGCCGATCAAGACGTGGCGCAACAAAGACCTAATGGAAATATGCGGGATTATCCTCAATGAATACGAAACGACCCGCTGGGGTGACCGGCCCGCCGAGATACTTGTTGACAGCATCGGTCTGGGTGCTGGCGTTGTTGACCGTCTCATGGAACTTGATTTACCTGTGCGCGGTATCAACGTCGCTGAATCTCCCGCAATGGGTGACCGATACGGACGCCTGCGAGATGAGTTGTGGTTTCTTGCAAAAGAATGGTTCGAGTCTCGTGACTGCACAATCCCTCTGCAAGAAGAACTGATAGACGACCTGTCTAAGCCGCGCTTTAAGTTTACCTCCAATGGTAAGCTGAAAGTTGAGGGCAAGGACGAGATGAAACGTCGTGGCCTAAACTCGCCTGACCTTGCAGACTCCTTCTGCCTGACCTTTGGCAGCAGAGCCAGCATCGCCAAGTCCGGCAGCGCACATAAATGGAACCGACCAATAAACTATGGCAAATCGGATTGGGTTGTGTAGTGGCCTATATTGAGTTTGAAGAAGATACAGATGACTTTGACATTCTTGTTACCACGCTAGAGGGGCTAAACGAGCTTGGCACTGACTGGGACGACCTGCTTAACTTGACCTTGCTTGCGTCTGCATATTGTGGTCAAATGGCGGAGATTTCGCCTGACGAATACATGGAGATTGTTTCGTCCATCCGCGTTACGGAAGATGGCATTTACGGAGAGGCTTGATGGCTAAGAAGGTTGTAACTACGTTTGAGGTGCGAACACCAGTGCGTCGCCGTCATAAAAAACGTGGTCTGCACATTCGTAAGAAGCTCGGCCCGAAAAGCAATATGAGGATTCGCTAATGGCTATCGTCTATCGTGGTGAGCGTTTTGCTGGTTACAACAAGCCGAAGCGTACCCCCAAGCATCCGAAGAAGAGCCATGCGGTTCTAGCAAAAGAAGGTGACAAGATTCGCCTCATTCGTTTTGGTCAGCAAGGTGTGCGTGGTGCTGGCAAAAATCCAAAGACTGCAAAAGACAAGGCGCGTAAGCGTTCTTATTATGCTCGTCATAACGCACAAGGTAAGCCGACAAGTAAGTTGTCTGCAAAATACTGGTCACATAAGGTCAAGTGGTAGGAGTTAGATATGCCTTACGGAAAAGGAACTTATGGTTCGCAGGTTGGAAGACCTAAGAGTAAAAATAGCAAAAAGAAAAAAGTTGCCAAGAAGACGACGAAGAAGAGGACGGCATAATGGCTAAGGGTATGGCTCATTACTTCCGAGATGGCACTCGTCATAAAGGCGGTATGCACAAGATGTCAAATGGCGAACTGCACAGTGGCGCTCGACACACTGAATCAAGTAAGAAACTTTACCACTTTGGCGACCTTTCAAATACTGCTAAGAAAAAGGCAAGGAAACGGTCATAATGTATGTTACTGTTTACACGCGTAACCGTGCTGCCGAGAAAGCAGCAGCATTGGAAGCGGAGAAGGTAGCTAAGAAGGCTGCACCTAAGAAACGTGGTCGCCCACGCAAACAGAGGACAGAGAAATGATTTGCCCACACTGCGGATACCCCAATCCAAATGGTTATACAGAGCGTTGCAAAGGCTGTCGCAAGCCGCTAAGTGAAGCTCCTGTTGTTAAGGAAAAGCCCAAAGTAGCTAAAGTAGCTAAAACGGCTAAAAAGGCTAAAGTATCTAAGAAAGCATAGTTATGGCTAAAATGGACGACATTGAGTTTCAGGGCATTGTTCGCAATGAGATTGAACAAGCGCTAGGTCACTACGATACGGAGTACTCGCAAGACCGTATCGACGCGATGGACTATTACTTGGGCGAACCGTTTGGAAATGAACAGCCAGACCGGTCTCAGGTTGTAAGCACTGAAGTATCCGACACGATTGAACACGTCATGCCGTCCTTGATGCGTATCTTTACGCAGTCTGAAGAGTATGTGCGTTTCGCACCTCACGGGCCGGAGGATATAGCTGTAGCTGAACAAGCCAGTGATTACTGCAACTGGGTTATCAATAATGATAACCGTGGCTTTGAAATCATGCACAACTGGTTTAAGGATGCGCTTATCCTGAAGACTGGTGTTGTGAAGTTTTACTGGGATGAGAAGACAGATATTGAGACAGAAGAATATGCCGACCTCAATGATGAAGAACTGACCATCATCCTTGCCGACCCAGAGGTTGAGATTGTCGAGCAAGACGAGCGTACTCTCGGTGGGGACATGATTACCCCCGACGGGATGATGATTCCGGCTCCGGTTCTCTATGACATCAAGGTCAGGCGCACCAAGACAGACGGCAAGGTCTGCATTGAGAATGTGCCGCCGGAAGAGTTTTTGATTACGAGCCGCGCCAAGTCTCTTGAGGATGCAGACTTTGTAGCGCATCGCTCGTCAATGTCTGTCAGCGACCTTGTGCAGATGGGTCACAGCCGAGACGAGATTGAGAAATATGCAGGGGTGTCAGATGTCGAAACATCAGAAGAACGTACCAGCCGATTTGAAGACCTCGAAGGCGGCGCTCCTTACGACAGCCTTGACCCGACTATGCGAGATGTTCTCGTTACGGAATGTTATATTCGTTCTGACTATGATGGTGACGGGGTGGCTGAGTTCCGTCGCGTTCTTACAGTAGGCAATGGCTACCACATTCTTGAAAATGAAGAGTGTGATCAGCTTCCATTTGCCATTCTTTCTCCCATCCTGATGCCGCACCGTGCGATTGGTCGCTCGGTTGCAGAGCTTGTGATGGACGTGCAGCTTATCAAGTCTACCCTGATGCGTCAGTTGCTCGACAACATCTACAACACTAACAACTCTCGCGTCGTGGCGGTTGAGGGTCAGGTAAACCTCGATGACCTGCTGACCAACCGTCCGGCAGGTATCATCCGCACACGCACCGCCGGTGCCGTGCAACCCCTGCAAGTTCCAGATGTTTCATCGTCTGTCTTCCCCGCGCTGAACTACATGGACAGCGTTAAGGAGCAGCGAACCGGCATTAGCAAACAGTCAATGGGCTTGGATGCGGACTCATTGCAGTCCACTACCGCCACTGCTGTGGCTGCGATGCAAGCTGCTTCGCAAGGCAAGATTGAGATGATTGCCCGTGTGTTTGCTGAGACAGGTGTGCGAGCCTTGTTCCGTGGCATCCTGCACTTGGTTACGAAGTATCAAAACAAAGAGAAAATCATTCGCCTGCGTAATCAGTTCGTGACAATGGATCCGCGTCAGTGGGACAATATGTACGACGTGCAGATTAACGTAGGTCTTGGCACCGGTCAGCGTGAGCAACAGCTTGCTACCCTGTTCCAGATTGCTGCCAAGCAAGAAGGAATCATGGCGACAATGGGGCCAAACAATCCGATTGTTACGCCCATCCAGTATCGCAATACGCTGTCTAAGATTGCAGAGCTTTCTGGCTTCAAAGATGCCAGCGAGTTCTTCCAAGACCCGCGTAATGCTCCACCGCCTCCACCGCAACAGCAAGGCCCGAATCCGGAAATGCAAATGGAGATGGCTAAGGCCGAACAAGACTTAGCCCTCAAGCGCGAGAAGATGCAACTTGAGTTGCAGTTTGAGCGTGAGAAGATGGCTGCTGAGTTAGACTTGCGCCGTCAAGAGTTGGAGTTTGAGCGTCAGTTGCGTTTGGAGAAGCTGCGCTCAGATATTGAGACATCTGTTAATCTGCCGAGGGTCTAACTATGGCTCTGCCAGAGATGCTGTCATTTGAGGACTTGCAGGACATGCTAAATGTATCTGCACCCACTGGCGTATCTGCACCTCCTGCCATGCCCCAAATAGAGTTTATGGGTGCGCCAACTACAGTCGGTATGCCATCTCTGGTTGATGCCCCCACTATGCCTTTGGGTGATATTTTAGGCAGTCAGATTACATATATTGACCGCCCACAAAACATAACTTACA